CGATCTTTGTCCGTTTGATGACACCCTTGTTGGTGACTGGACCAAACAAATATCCCTTGACTGTAAAGGTGAATGTGTATATAATTGCTCTGCGTTCTTGAAAAGAAGAATCGTATGTATCTTCGAAATTTACTCCTGTCAAGACAGTAGGGATATCGAAATATTGCCCCATCTCAGGCACAAGTTTCACGCTGTGTGTAAACTCTGGTCTGAAAAATGGTAGAATTTGCTCTGCGCACTGAACCGCATCTTCATTGTTTGCAAACATTGCGTAAAGCGAAAACTCAATATCATATGGCACTGGTGTAAATTGAGATCTAAGAGAGTTGCTACCAGAACCAATCGAAACATTCTTCGTTAGTCTGTTTAAGGTTCTTGTAGAATCGTAGTTAAACCCAGTAATTTCAAATGCCATACGAGGTAACTGAATTGCTGCTTTGGTATCTCTTCCTGGATCTCCAGCAATCCTTTGAAGGTATTTTTCTGCTGGACCATATGCAATTGGAACACGAATTGACTGAACAGAGTTTCCGTTCTCGTCAAATCTGTCCAGTGTAATATCATTGAACATGTTACCAAACATGATCACATATTTGCGCAAAGCACTATGGTAGTATTGATGTCCAAACATTACCAAGTCTCTCCTTCACTAAATGGGTTTATCTCGCTGAAGTCGATAAAGTCAAGACGATTAGTCTGTGTCTGTATAAACTCATTGTTTGCTTGTGCGTCTGTATCTTCGATACGATATGTTTCGTTAATTATATGATCACCACTTTCAAATGTTAGTGCATCCCCACCCTCTGTAAGCAACTGGAAGAATTCCATATCGCCAGAAAGTGCTTCTTCAAACTCATCAATTGCAGCAATACCAGTATCGATTTTCTCGTGACTGTATTCAAACAATTCAACAGTGAGATCATAAGTTTGTAATCCACCAAGTTGATAAAAGACTGCTTCGTCTTCAACAAACTTGACTTCAAAAATTCTTTTGTTTAGTGGGAAGTATATGAGATCACCTTCTGATGGACGACCAATATCTTCCGTAGTTTCATCCAAGTTAATCTCTTCCCCAAATCTTCGTCTTGATACTGTGAGTGTCATTTCATCTCGCATTTCAAGTCCGAACTTGGATAAGAAGTCGCCATCGCCCTCAAACCCATCAACATTCTTGACATACATCTCAATTGGATATGCAGTCTCAAATTTAGAAAGGATGTCCTCGTGGAACAAATTGTCTTTCTTAACAATTGTGCGTGGAAGATAATAAACCTCAACACCATAAATCCTGATCGATTCAGTGATGAGATCTTCTATTAGGGTTTGTTCCCCAGAGATCGCATAGTTGTTAAAGTATAGGTTTGTGGTTGGCATTGTTCACTACCCAATCATGTCCATGACTGGAAGCGAATATTTGGATACCATCTCCTCTTCCAATCTTTTAATCTCCTCATCTGCTTCAGACCAAATTGTCTGTCCGTTGAAGGTAACACCTCCAGGAAGTTGCAGACCTTCGAACTTTTTAAGGTTTTCGCCCCACTGTCTTTTCATGAGTTGTGTGCAATATTCTCTCAACCAACGATCACCCCAAACTGAAGTGTATGTGTCGGGATCAAGAATACGGTATGCCTCAACGATTAAATATTCGCCAACTGATACTCTTTCTGACCAGTCCATATCAAGAAACATACGATCCATATGACGATTAAACCGCAATGGTTGTCTGCCAACAAATACTTCTTCCATCATGGAAACACGCTCCATAGAAGAAACATAGTTGTGCATATCACCACTTGCCCAATCGTAAACTTCGTTGAGTGTGATTTGATATCTTAGGTTGAAAAGGTTATTGGCATTCAATCCAGTGCCAACAGGAAACACATTTACGATTCCGTTAATGTTGGCAGGGATTGAAATATATTCGTTGTCAATATCTGTCTGTGTAACCTGATGCTTCAGGAATGTTCTTTCAGTTCCATCATAATGGTAATCACGATAATATTCAAGAGCATCGTCAATACGGTCTTGCATTTGGTCTTCATCAATGTTGATTTCAACAACAGGATGTCCCAATCTGCGCAGGCAATATTTCTTTAGTTCTTCTCTTGTGCTTGGATTTGCCATTTTGTAAGTCCTAATAATGTTAATCTAGGACTATTTATAATCACAGCAAGTCGCCCTTATACCTCTGCGTCCACATAGTCAACGAATATTTAACGCCAGACTTGAGTTCCATACACTCATGACCATGTGTAACCTGTCCAGGAAATAGGATAACCCTACCAACAGGAACATCTTTATTGCTCACATTCTGTCTATGGAATACCAAATCAGCACCTTCATAGTCGTCATTCAGTTTAACTGAACCAGTGACCATACTTGCATCGCAGTGATTTGCTAGACTTACTTGTGTGTCAAGTGCATATCGCATAATAAATGCTTCCCGCAGACCATACATCTGCATTGGACTCCAATACTGTTCAATAATAGGATATAGGTATTTCTCCCATTGTTTTTCGCACTCTTCCCAAAGTCCCAATTCTTTTAATCGTATTTCTTGCGCAGGAAACTTATCATCAGGATGAGGTTCCCAACCACCATGCTTGTCTGCCATCGCAATCAAATCTTCACATTGTGATTGTGTCATGAAGTCTGCTATAATCATATCCCTTTCCAACAGATCAACTTTACCGTGTTTTGGAATAAAGATTGTTGGTTGTTTAGGATAGAACTCATTGTATAATTTGTCAAACTTTCCTTTTGAGTCCTCGCCACCATTACCATGATAGATACAACCATAACAATTAGTGTGAGGATTAAAGAGTTGACTTCCTCTTTTCTCTACTGCTTCATCATGCGTTTGGAAGATATATTGCTCATGGTCTAAAACGATATTGTGTTTCTTTGACAAGAACCTTTTGGTGTAGAACAATTGATCATCGTCAGAGTCCTCAATCATTTCTTGCTCAAACATTCGCTTGAGTTCTCCAACCTCTGCCATAAATGTTCCGCTGTTAAGGAAACGGTATGGCGATTCTACCCAAGTGTATTTGTCAGCAAGTTCTGGTTTAGGATAACAATGCCGTTCAGCAGAGAACACTGCTCGAGAATTAAAACTTAACCACCGTTGTGTAATAGTTTCTAGATCATCAGCATAGAATACATCATACGCATCAGTGAATAGAATTACATCGTGGTCTGGCATATCCTTAATATGCTCTTTCAGCAGATTGACTTTCTTGCCACCTGCTGGACCAGACATATCATTAAACCAATCGACATTCTCTCCTATGTTCTTTGGATAAATGCCATTCATAGCACCACTGTCATTTACAGGAATGCATTTCTTGCGGTCTGTTCCTACTGTAATTGGATGGACAGTAAAGTCAATGAAATAATCATCGTCTTCAATATCACTACCAAGTTCTTCTCTGCTTGCCTGTGTTACCACATCTTTCTTAAATGCTGCAACTTTCATCTTAGGAATTGTTAGTGGCAGATATTCGTCCACTGGAATCAATTGCCTTAGAATATTAGTCGTTGTAAGAAACTTTGCAGCAGTAGGTGTAATCACATATGCTGTTAGGTTGTATGGATATGCAGGGACTTCTAGTTTATCATCAATGCGGACAACCTTTTCAGGTTCATTCTCATTGCGTTGCAGGTAAATGAAATCGTATTCATTAGCAAGTTTCAGAATCTCAAATTCATCAAAGTCATCAGTAATAACAGCATCATCTTCCAGAACCATAATAGGTTCATTTTCATTTAAACATGTTTGCCATGCATTCCAATGAGAAAGGAAACATCCAACCTCACCTTTACGAATTTTTTGATTATGGAAAGGATCTCGCCACCCCTGTTGAGGCATAACCCCCTGTTGATATAGTCGATGAATATCAATTTGTTTGCCATCAATCGCTGTTGCGAATTGATAGTTGGTCAACTTATCAATATTTCTTTCGTTGAATTTATCTTTTCGGTCTTGTCGACGAGCAAGGTTCAATACTATTTTTTTCATTATCCCTCATAACTGTATATTTCAAGTCAAATATATCTTATAGCAAATACTGTATTAAGTCAAGTATTTATGACCAAGGGAAGTCGCCTTCCTCATGTTCTACTGCTGGTAACTTTCTATCAATTTCTGCTTGGACAACATCCTTTTGATGCTGGAAGTAATCATCAGTTGTTCTGGCATCAATCCAATCCCAAACATTCTGTTCAGTTATGTTTGGGTATGGAGTAAAATTGCTTGCAGAAATCCAACGGTCTGGATTACGATCCCAAGACATGGTTCCGTGGAAAGTTCCTGTTATATTATTCTCATCAGTTCCTGTGTAATCCCAAGAAACTCGAACAATGCAATTTTCTAAAGTTTGCCCATCTTTCACAACATCCTTTGTTACAAGGTTTGTGATATTTCTAGTATATGTGATCGCCATTATTTACTCTCCAATTCCTTAACTCTTGCATCGAGTTCTTTAATTGATTCTACGAGGACACCAATCAAACCAGAGTAGTTTAGAGTCTTAGTGCCACCTTCGCTATCTTTTGTCCCCTCAGTTTCGCTGATTAGTTCTGGGAACAGTTTCTCAACTTCCTGAGCAATTAGACCAATACTTGGTTTATTGGTTTCAATCCAGTTGAAGTGATAACCATTAAGTTGAATAAGTTTTTCTGTTGCATTTTCTATTGGAGTAAGATCAGTTTTTAATCTTGCATCAGAGAAAGATGTCGAAGAACCTGCTATGATTTCCTGATTGGTTTCAATTGTCCCACCAGAGGTAATTCTTGTTTGGTTGAATATGTCGATATAGTCGGTTGTGCTTTCAACCATATCCATGAACTCAAGACCGCCAGCATGAAATGAAATTCTGTCACCACGGAAATATATGTATGTATCAGAATCGCCTTTATCTCTTAATAGATCGTCAATACGCACTTCATGAAAATAAGAAACCGAGTTACCATCAATGAAGTATCCTGTGCTGTCTTCAGTGTAGAATCGGTTTGCGTATAGATAACCACCAGATGGATTGAAGAAGAGATTTGCTGCTCTCGTTCCAATAGTTCCTGAACCAACCGCAGTATTAGTAAAGAGAGGATAATGTGCATTAGAGTTAGTTGTTACATCAACAGTTGTTACTGCACCATCAGCACCTGCTGCACCTGTTGCACCAACTTCACCTTTCTGCCCTTTAGAACCTGTCGA